CCATTACTGTCAGTAAGACTTAGCTTGAAGTCCCATTCCGCATACTCATATAGGTCAGAGGCTATTTCTTCAAAAAAGAGGTATAATCCTCTTGAGCCTCAAGCACCTGTTCTTTGAGCCACGGAAGTTTCTGGTAGATGTCGATAGCTTCTGCCACAGAAAACTTCAAGGGCTTCTTGTTAAAGATCAAGTCCCAATCTTTTGTGGTCTTAGCGATCATCTCAACAGAGGCAAGGTCAATCTCTTCAGCAGTGAAGGTGATCTTCTTGTTCTTCTGTGCTTTCTGGATACGCTTGTTGGTCTGTTCATGGATAGCAGCCTTATACTCTTTCGAGTGAGGTGCATATACAGTGACTGACATCTCAACACCATCATCCTTCATCAAGACATCATCAGTAACTGGATGCTTGAGGATAACAGTGATAGTGTCAGAGGTAGGTAGGAGAGTAGAAAGGTCCATGTCGGGGATGTCCTTATAGGGTTAGAGTTACTATGACTGATCATCAATACCCTTTAGGATCAGACATCCTTATATGGGTATATCGGCGGGGGCAAACCTAATAAGTAGATAGGTTGTTGTTGTCACCATGTCAAGGGGTAAACGAAAATAAATATTGTAGTTGTGTCGGATAGTGAAATTCGGGACAGGACTTCTGCCCGACACAATCATCCTGTCCCTACCCCTTTTAAAGGGGATGCTAGGATCAGGTGTGACGGGTCAACTTCAAGTTCGTTGCTTCCGTGGTATCAAACAGTGCTACGAAAGGCAGGGTGATGATACGAGAGCCAGTACCACCAACAGGAACATCAGCAGCATTGATTTTGATACGGGGGAACAAGAAGGTCATGCCAGCAGTCGTATCAGGGCTATCAACCTGAACTTCAAAGGCTGTCTCAGTCTCATTCAAGAAACGGTTGATCAGCGAGATGTCTTCAAAGTAAGCAGTGATAGTACCTTCAACAGTAGCCATGCCATACTCAAGCGAGGGTGTCGTGGCAGAACCAATCACATAGTTGGGATTGAATGCGTTATCAATCGAGAAGTCAATGCCCGTGATGATAGCAATAGAAGCCAGAGTACCACCAGCATCAGAAATCTTGATAGTGCCAGAATAAGCATCATAGGGCTTATTCACAGCAGCAGCAGTCAGGCTTGTGGCAGCAGTGGTCAAGGAAGCCGCCATATCCTTACCAACAAGCGAGAAGGTAGTTGTGATCATGCTATTAGGTTTGATAGAGATACCCATCTTAGACACAGCCATACCTGTGAACAGACGGAAGGCATCGGTGCTGCCAGTATCGTTAGCAGAATCTTCAATGGAGAAAGACTTCAACGTAGTGCCAACTTTAAGCGTGTTCGTAGAGAACGCATTCATAAAGGCGCTCTCAATGAAGGGGTCATAGTTGCCCGCACCAGTGGTAGTGCCACGAAGATCAACTACAATATCGCCACCAGCAGAACGGTTGCCATGACGGTCAACACGCAGCATACGATCAGCTTGAATGTCCGTACCTGTGACACGCTGCTTGGTCAAGTTCAAGCTGTGCGAAGTGTAGGGAAGTTCAATGAAAGTCGGAGTGGCAGGAGTAGTGCCAAATGTGACTTCGGAAATATAGGAGAGGGAAGAACGAGAACCCTGAAGAATTGCCATAGTTAGTTTCCTTTATTAAGCGTTATAGCAGTACCAAGCGACGATGACTGGTGTGCAATAGAATGGTGAATCAAGGTAACTTGCTCTTACCTCAGAGTAGTCAAGACTTACGATGAAGCCATTGTAAGTAATGTTTGTGGCTGCATCGAAACGAGCCAACAGTGTATCAGCAACGTCATATCCTGCACCTGATCCTAGACCCTCTGGCGTACAGATCAGTATGCTATAAAGACCATCATAACGCTTCTGAGGATTAGGTCCTCGTACAGCAGGTCTGCGGGAGGTGGGGATCATATTGGCCTTCACAAAGGAAGTGCCAGTTGTTGGTTCAAAAGGTACGTTTTGTCGAGCGATGGTTGGGATGCCTGAAGCACCAGTTAGATGCGAGTCTAGACAAGCACGGATGTCATTTATGATTGTCATTGTCCACCTTTGACTTTACTAATTGCTGTTTGCAGATGGATACTAGCCCTGTTAGCCACACTAGAGAACACTCCGTATGCAGGGGTTCTTCCACCACCAAACTCAACAATCCTAGCGTGGGGTGCATTATTACGAATATAAACCTTGTCTGCATCTTTTGGCAGAGCAGCTATGTCACCCATTAGATTTGCTCTAGCTTCAGAGCGGTAGGCTTCTGGTACACTTGTCTTCTCAGTCCAACCACCCAAGTTTTCAGTAAACTGTCCAGCAGAAGATGTGGTAGAGATTGAATGGCTAGTGATATATTGACCTGACCAAATGGGGGAAGTTTCTTGTGCAACTAAGTCTTCTGCGACCTCAATCAAGAACTGCTCTTTTACACCATCCAACTTCATTTGTGTGTTAGCGAGTATTTCAGCAAAGCTGGTGCTTATCGCCCTAGACTGAGCCATATCATTCCCTCACTTGCAACTGATAGCACATCGTAGCACTACCAGACTTGATCTCCATAACCTTAACAATGTTGACTGTATCACCAAGACCAATTATCTGGTCTGTGGCATCAGGTTCTGGTGTTGTCGATCCGTTGATCAACTTGCTATCCAAGACAACCCTACGATCACCACGAAGAATAGAGTCCCCGTTGACCATATCTGGCGTATAGTCATAGAAATAGCCTCGCACAGCGTAATCTGTGTTTGTGGTAGTCACAGTACCTGTGGCATCACTATATGCACTGGCGGCTCTCTTACGGAGCGTGAGGGCCATGCCATGCTCTTTGATAAGCTGACGTAGTGTGAAAGGATCAAACGCCATTGGGTTCATCGGAGATATACTGGTCCCCCGCCTCTGGGTTATCGAACTGAGTAATGCTGAAGGCTGGCTTCACACGATCAGTTGTAGCATTAACAACATTCATGCCAGATACAGAGATGCCACCAGCAGACACACCAAGGGCTTTGCCAGAGGTCTTTTTACCTTGGGCTTCAATCTGCACAGCAAGTTGATTGTATTGCTTTGCTTTGTCACTATAGTTAGCACTGAGAGAGCCATCTAGGGTCGTTGTGACCATACGGCTGAACTTAGCTACAATAGTCCTACAAATCCATACAGCAGCATAGTAGACATTGTTGCCAGTCTGAGACATGGCAAAGAGGATTTCTTCGTTCTGAACCAATGGGTCTGTGCTGTCTGTATCACCCACAAGCAGACGGGCAGTATTAAGACGACCAGAGGCAGTTGTAGTGTTTAGATCAGAGGGGCTGTAACTCCAAGACATCTGGTCGTCCTTTAAATTAGTTTTCTAGTTCGCCATAGGAATTACGCCACCTACGGATAAGACCAATTTGTTTATCTTTGATCCTGCTGACAGAACATTTCTTTTGCAAGAACTCTTTGCTGTCTTTCGTCTTGGCTTTCACTTTCCCATTGATATTCTCAACAAGAGCGTGTAGTTGATCAAGCGAGAGTTCTGCCAGACCATCACCAATAGCAATCCTTGTTACAGCTACTTCTTCTAACTCTTCGTTGTGGTGAAGCATATCATTGAAGAATAACTGTTGGATGGTTTCATAAGGGATTCCGAAGAAGTCCCAGTTGAATCTTTCACCCTTCTTCCAAAACTTACCCGCCAGTTGTAAATCATTTAACTTGACATACACTGGACGGGCAGGATTGAAGAAGGGGATAAATGGTCGGGTCATCTATCCCACTCCTTTTCTAGTTAGGCGATAACGGTGTCGATGAACGCACCCAGATCAGCCGACACAACCTTGTGATCGTAAGCCATGTTGGCTTCCAACAGTTCAGCAACGCCGTCAATAGCCAGATAGTCACCTTTGAACGACTTGATCGAAATGCCGCTACCCGAAGCGCCTTCCAGTTCATCCCAAGTGAAGGTGTAACCAGCCGAGGGAACCATCAGACCAGCCGAGCGCGGACGGTAGTAGAAGGCAGCAGCCTTGCCACCAATGAACGAGTTCGATTCAGCCAGACCTTCAGCAGCGGTATTCTTCACAGTCTCCATGACCAAGAACTCTTCCACACCGAAGATTTCAGCCAACTTGGCATCCGTCACCAGAGCAGTGTTCGAGACCGTAGCACCACCATTCAGGCGAGCCAAGATCGTGGGGTGGTTGACCAGAACGTCACGAACTGCCTTACCGACAACCATGACATTGGGCTTGAAGCCACCCGACTTGAGTTGCACGGTACGCATGATGTTGGTAACGTCAACAATCGGAGTTGCGTTGGTGTAGTCCGACCACTGCTTGACTTCGTTGGTCGAAGGAGTACCCGAAACGCCATCCCAATCCGTACCCCAGATACCACCAGCGAAGTAGGAGGTAGCCCACTTGATTTCACGGTCGATCAAGAGTTGGTGGGTCAGCATCTGAGCGCCAGCAGCACGGATGTCCAAAGCTGCATCTTCGTTAGCCAAAGTCTGGAAATCGAAGGGGGTCGACAGCGAGAAAACGTCAGCCGAGTAGGTGTCTTGCGACAGCGACATACCAACGCGAGGAGCCGAAGTGAAGGGGGCGCGAGGCTGAACTTGACCAGTGCGGTTAAAGTCAGCGCGGTTATAGATGTAATACTTGTCGGTCTTCTTGGAAACCGAAACCTTCGGGAAGACACGATCAGCAATAAAGCCATTGGGGTCTTGCAGGAAGGCAATAGTCAGGTTAGTAAGCGGGGCGTCGATATGGACGGCGCTGGGGGACAACATAGCCATTTGTGATATTCCTTATTTCAAACTAGATTAGGCTGCGGCTTTGTCAGCACGCGACAATTCGATAGTGATGACTTGACCATCAACAGCGGCTTCGAGAGCATAGCCCACGATGACGTTGGTCGAAGCAGCAGCCTTAGCTTTGCCCGAAGTACCAACTGCAACAGCAGCGCCACGAGTGATAGTGCCACCAGCCAAGACAGTCACACGACCATCATAAGCAACAGCAATGGCTTCGTTAGCGCCAGCAGCAGCCAATGCCACACCATCGGTACGAGCGTTAGCGGAGGTGTTGTCAACTTGACCATCAGAGGCCAACGAGACGAAGGTGAATTGAACAATAGCAGAACCCGAAACGTAGGTCCGAGTAGCCATATTTTCCGTAAATGCCATGATAAAGGCTCCTTATTGATTTTTGTAGGTTTCAAGCACTAGGGCGCGGCCCTGAGCGGTTTTGATAACGGCGGCATATGCCTTGTGGAAGTCTTTTTCTTTCTTGTCTTCCTGATAGACAGCCACCAAGTCATTCAACTTTTCTGTGGCAGTTTTCAGATCGTTAGCTGCATCTGTCTTACCGACTTCTTGGTAGACACCAGCAAAAGCAGCATCAGCAGCTTTAAGAAGTGCAAGCAGACCTTCGTCTTCGCCTACAGACTTCAACAGTTTACCACGCTCATCAGCAGTTCCCTTAAAGTTGGGGATTACCTCTTCGGCGCGTTTACGGAGTGCTTCAGCCTCTACAGACTTTTGCATCTCTTCTAGTTTTTTGAGGATGGGAGCAGGAATTGCCGACTTGGCGATTGACTGACCTTCAACTTCAATCATCTCTTCAGCAGGAGCAGCTTTAGTAACGGCAGCAACTTCCAATTCAGAGACTTTGGCTTTGTAAGTTTCGATTTCTTCCAGAAGCATTTTATTGACTTCTTCAAAAGCCTGTGCTTCAGCTTTCCATGACTTACGCATGGGTTTCTCATCGTAGCCCTTGTCGGATTCCATATCCGTCATGTCAGTTTCACCATCACAACCTTTGCAAGTAGGATCAGTGCAGTTCTCACACATATCGGCCTTTTCCATAGGCTGTACTTCTTGTTGTGCTTCCATTTGAGCGTCCATCATTTCCTCTTCTGGGGATTTGATTTCAATCTCAATAGAGATGCCTTTTTCAACATCATCTTCCATGTCTTCCCCTTCAGGGCTACGCTTGAAGATGGCAACCTTAGCGAGTGGGTCATCGCCCATATCGACCAAGGAAACTTCCTCAAGTTCCAAGTTTACGAGTTCGGTGGGCATTACACCATCTCCTTCAAGGCACGGCCCCCAATACTGAAAGCTGCCAACTTACCGCTTTTAACATCTTGCCACACTTGGTCATCATAGACCTTAATGGCGACTAGCCAGCCCTCGCGGTTAGACTGGATACCCAATGCCTTGGCGATTTCGTTAGTCAAAGGCATGGAATGGACAACTTCCCCGATACTAGCACCAGAGTGCATTGTCTTAGCTGTACGCAGGGAAAGCATAAAGTTTGTGGCTGCTTTAGCCAACTGATCTGGGCGGATGAACTCACCACTGTGATCAAGACTGATCTGATTGTCTACTGTGGAGACATAAGCCCAACCAAAGGCAAGACGCTCTTCATCATCACGCTTGAGGATTTCGCCTACAATCTGAACCTTGTTGGTCATCTCAGAGACAGACGTTCCTGCTTCCCACATACGACACGACCAATAGCGGGGTGTTGTCTTATCTGTGGCGGCATCGCAGGAGTGACGAGCGCGAAAGTTAGCACGAGCATCAGCATCATCACGGCGGATTTCCATGTTTGGATCACCGAAAGTGACTTTCTTGATCTTGTCACCATCTTTGACATAGACACCAAACTTCTTAGTAGACCCAGAGGGCATACGAAAGGGCTTGTCTAGTTCAACGCTACGACCTTGATAGTCAGCCTTTTCAACAGCTTGTTTGGCCTGTGACCACGCACCAGCAAAGGCCCTACTCTCAGACATACCTTCTTGACCCATCATAGAGTTGAAGACATTGCGGAAGATTGATTGTTGGTGAGCAGATAACTTATCTCGCACTGCTTTAGGCAGTTCATCATTGTTACTGTATGGCATTATTATCAACCAAAATCATGGAGAAGTTTGTAGAAACTGGTGTGTTACTCGTTTCCACCAAGGTAGCTTGAATGTCTACGTCAGTCTTCTCTGTGAGTTTCACAGGAACCACAAAGTCATAGCGATAGGTGTTTTGATAGGCTTCTCCAATATGGGCAACACGGAAACTTTCCCCAAAAG